TAAAGCATTACATATTTTTGCCAATACCTTGCCATCGTATCTTTGAGCCCTATTTTTAGCATAGTTATTTAATGTAGGATAACTAATTAACGTCTCTTTTTCTAACCAATACAGACTCTTCTTTTTATTTTTTAAAAGCTTTTCTAGTTTACAAATTGTATTCATTCATCTACCTATTAATATTTAGTTATATAATCAACTCTTGACATATTATCAAAAATAAGTTAGTATTGCAATATATAATTAATTGATTATATATAAATATATGATTAGATAAGGGGATCAAAATGAATAATTTACTCATAGTAATTGATGGAGAATCAAGAGTTTCTCATAGAGTTATAGCTGAACAAACACATAATCAACAAAAAAATATAAATGAGTTGATAAGAAAAAATATTTCTTTTTTAGAAAGATTTGGACACCTTGCGTTTAAAACGGAGAAAACCACAAATACGGACTTAGGGAATGGTAGACCATCTCAAACCTACTACCTAAATGAAGACCAAGCAACATTTCTTATTACCCTACTTCGTAATAATGAAATAGTCCTAAACTTTAAATTTGCACTTGTAAAAGCTTTTTCTGATTTGAAGAAAAAAGCTCAAGAGCTTGTAGTAAAAGAGAGTTTGATAGAAGATTTTAACTACACTAGAGTAGATTTAAATGATCAAGAAACAAGAGATATCTATTTTAAAGTGTTTAATGGTACTTGTTATTATACTGGAGCTAAACTTAGTCGTGATGAGTTTCACATAGATCATATACATCCTAGATCATTAGGTGGTCAAGATATTGTTATGAATCTTGTTTTAAGTGATCCAACAGTAAACATACAAAAATCAGATAAATATGATACTGCATTTATACAACATCATCAAAACATAGTTATAAAACACTACTCAAGTAAAATAGTAGCTATGTTATCTGTAAATCAAAAGTTGGAAGTAAGTGCAAAAGATATCCCAGCTTTATTAAATGCTAAAACCATAGATAAAATTGAGAATCTATTCGGGAAAGATGTTACTAGAAAATACTATGCAGATATTTTAGGTTTAGATTGGCAAGAACTTAAAAAAACTATGCTGCCATATGATGAACATATAAAAATATTTATTGATAGATATGTAATAAAAGACAATCAATGCATAACTACAAGTGAAAATATTTATACCCATTATGAAGAGTATTGCACTTCAAATAATATAAAACCAAAATCTTACAATGCTTTTTTTACTATCTTTGCAAAAGAGCTTGAAATGAAATCTTCACAAAAAAGATTAAATGGTACAAGAACTAGAGTTTATCAAATCAATTTAAAAGGAGAATAGGGGAATGAATCAAATCGAAAAATTAGAACAAAAAATTAAAGATTACAGAAGTTTAAACGATGAATTTCAATTGGAACTAAGAGAAGTAAAAGATATCTTGATTTGTATTGGATATACAGATAAAGATACTTTTCCAGAGGTTATCTTAAATGCAGTAGATTCTGTTAGTAAACTCTTAGAGTTAAAAATAGAAAAATTTGTAAAAGATACAACTAGAATAAATATCTAAAACGTATCTTTTAGATATTTATTACATACATAAAAAGGATTTAATATGAATTTTGACTTTATAAAAAAAAGAGCTGCTTTAGTGTTGGGATGTTCTATAGATGAATTATCTTTTATAACTAAAGAATATAGTGGATATAAATATTCTAATAAAATTGGTAAGTGTTGCATTGTGTTAAGTAATGGATCATTTATCTTACCATAGGAGATTTTAATTATGAAATTTGGTAAATATATATTTAACAGTTTTGAACAGTTCCAGGACCTACAACTTTTGGCGAAGGATAAAGGTCTTGAAACTTTGGAAGAATTAAATAAATTCTTTGAAGAGAAGTTTAACGAAAAACTAATTAAAAAAGCTCTTTGACATTACAAGATCTATATTTTACTTTTTACATTAAAATATAGATCTTTATTTCTTTAAAAATTACCCTATTTTTTAAAAAACCTTTCTAAAGACTATTTCAGGGGTGTGAATAGTTTTTGAAATATTCTAATCAAGCTACGATTTTATGGTACTTTTAGAGTAGGGTGTTTTTTTAGTAAGTGTGTGTAAATTTACCCCCTTATATGTGTGAATAGACCACTAAGTGTGTGAAGATTTACCCCTTATAATTTTAGTAAGTGTGTATAAATTTACCCCCTGCAAGTGTGTAAGTTTTTACCCCCATACTTTGGGTAAGTGTGTATAAATTTACCCCTATATAAAAAGCCTAAAAATAGGGCTTTTTTATTTAAAGTGTGTGTAAATTTACCCCTAAAAAGTTAAATTTATATATCAAGTGTGTGTAAAATGGTCTATAAGTATGAGTTAATAATTAAAATGTCATACTTACAAGTGTGAGTAAAATGGACTACCTAAAATAGGAGCTTTTATGGCAGATAGAAAAAATAATATTAAATATCCAGTTAAAATATCGAATGATTATATTCTTTCAAAACATGATTTAAGCGCAGCTAGTCAGCAAATGATTATAGAAGTAGCTGCCAAAATCCAAAAAGATGAATATACAGAAAATCTAGTAAATGATGCAGTTGTAAAACTATATACTAAAGATTTACAAGATTCTTTTTGTACTGATCATAGAAATTTAAAAAGAATATTAAAAAGATTAAGAGAGGAGAGTGTATCAGTTCCAACAGATTGGAATGAACATGGTGAAGTTATAAAATACAGAAATACTGGTTTAATTCTTAGATTTGATTACAAAATTGACGATGGCTGGTTTGAAATACACGTAGATGAAAAGATAAGACCTCATTTTGTAGAATTTTCAAAATTTCTTTTTACTATAGGAAATAAAAAAGAATATACAAGCCTAAATAGAAAGCACTCTAAAAGATTATATCTCATGCTGCGTAAAATACAATTTCAAATAGTCTGGAGAGTAATATATAAACTCGAAGAATTAAATAAACTTTTTGACACAAATTATAAAAGATTTGGAGAAATAAACAGAGCTATTTTAACTCCTTGCATAGAAGAGATCAACGAAGAAACTGGATTAAAAGTATTTTGTGAAGGTAGAAAAAGTAAAGGTAGTAAAGCCATAGATGAAATTGTTTTCGATGTAGAGTTTAGCGATGTGCATAAAAACCTAGAAAAACCTTTATCAAAAGAAGATTATATAAAAAAACAAATTGAAAAAGATATTTAAAGTATATGTTTTAAATATTTTAAAAGTACCTTTTATAAACAAATAAAAGGTACTTTAGAGGAGATTTTAAAATAATTCGCAAGAATCATTTGCAGACGAATATCTTTATCCTTCGTGCAAAATGATTATATATATATCTTATTCCTTTTTTGTCCTAATTAAATGCTCTTTCAATAGATTTATTAAAATCATCTTTTTTCTTTTTAGAATTTTTATTTTGTTTTTTAAGATTTTTTGCTAATTCTTCCTCTTCGTTGAAGTGTCTTATACCAAATGCTCTTAAAACTAACTCTTCTACTGTCATATCTTCATCATAGTAATTTTTACGTGGTTCTGCTAATCCTAACTTATTTAAACCTATTTGCCCACCTCTTTGTGCATATCTTCCTAAAGTCATAGGTGGAAGATAGTTTTCAGCCATAGCAGCTACTCTAGCTGTATAATCATCAAATTGACTATAACCATCTTGCCCCTCTTTTTTCTTATATAAACTACGTCCTAATGGAGACTCGCCATTGAATATATTTAAAATAGAACGTGGGAAACCTCCTATTTCAAATTCAAACTTTGTTCCTGGTATCATACGACCAGCATTTAGATACCAGCCATTGCCAAGATTTACCCATTCTGCTACGCCAAAAAGATTTATTTTATCGTTTGCCCAATCTGGAGTTTTTAACTCATCTTCGTCATTTTGAAATACACTCGCTTTTAAAGCTGCTATTCCAGTTCCTAATATCATAGCTCTTAAAGGATGCTTCAAAGCTATTTTAGCAACTTCTGGAGTAGCTTTGAACTGATAATGTAAAAATGGCATAAGACCAAATTTATCTAAAGTTTTTATAGCAGCTGGTAAAGGTGTACTATAATCTACATAAACCTTTACTGCTTCTTTAAATGCTTCTGCTTCTGGTAAACCAGCATCAAGATTTTTTTTAAATGCAGCTACTTTAAAAATCTTATCTTCCCAATCGTACAAGTTTCTTACAAAAGCCCCACTTTTTGAATCTTGAGATAGATATAAAGTTTTCCATATAGATTTAGCTATATTTACACCTTTGCTATTTGGTTTAAAATCTATACCTTTATCTTCCATATCATCCAAATAACTATTTAAGCCATATTTGTTTGCACGTGATACTAACTCATCAAATTGTTTTTTGTTTTTAACCCTCATGCTTAATACATCACTTAAAGCTCTTAAATCTCCATTTAAACCAGCTAACAATAAGTTTGAAGCTATATTATAGATATGAGTAGGGGGATTTTTAACAGTAAGGTTTACTTTTAGATGATCAACCATACCAATAAGACCATAAGCAACTTTTGAATACACATCAAGTTCACGTTCTACTACTCTAGCATTATCAAGTTCCATTTTTACATCTTTAGGGATATATTTTCCACCTAATGCCCCATATTTTTTTAGACCTGTTTTAGCAGATGCATCTGAAACTCTTACATATCCCTCTTTTGCTTCATCTATACCATACTTTTCAGCTAAAGTTTTTAAAACTTCTGCTTTTTGTAGTAGTACATTTTGTTCAGCGATTGTATTAGATATTACAAAACTAGCATCTTCTATCATACCTAAAGCTACTCTCTCATCGTATGTTAAATCTTTTCTTTTTTTCAACTTTTCAAAAGCAGCAGAGCTACCTCTTGTGACACCCTCATCAACATAATCTTTGTAATATCTTTTTATGTAGTGTTCTATTTTGTCTTTTTCACTTAATACTCCAGCATCTACAAGCTTTTGAGCATTTTTATCTATGATTGCTCTAAAAGTATTGTAAAAAGGTTTTAAATCACTATTTAAATCAGTAGCTGCTAAATCTCCATTTAGAGCCTTTATTAGATTTTTATTATCATCTTGAGATAATTTTTCTAAAGCTTTTTTTATAGCTCCAGCTTCATTATAGATTTGAGTTCTCATTATTCTATAACTGTTTACTACTTCATTTGCTGCTTTTTGTTCATCACTTAAAGTAAACCATCTTGATTCTTTGACACCTTTTGTAAACTCTCCACCCATAGCCTCAATAATTGCTTTAGGGATATAATCAGATACTTTTTCTAGACCTTTAAAAAAGCCAGTCCAAACATCATCTACAAATTTATCCCTTTTACTTGGTGCTTTTTTATAGTTTTCAATTCCTTGATTTATAAAACTTTTCATCTTTTCAGAAGTAGGGAAGGGGATTACCATGCTATTGATTTGTACATCATTTTTTGATATACTATCATCAGAACCTATGGGAGGTGTATCGCCTTTTGGATCGGTACCTCGTACTCGCCCGTTTGTGTGCGATGAGTTGTCAAAAGCATTGAGTCTTTTGCTCTCATAGGCATCATCTGTAAAATAAGTAATTAACTTATGCTTTTTATTGTTATGCTTCTCAACGATTACAACATATTTTTTATCATTCATTTCATAAGTATATTTATGCCTACCACTTTTTAAGTCTATATCAGCAATACCTTTTTTAACAACTTCTCCCAAAGATATTAGATCAATCCAGTCAAGTTTACCACCATTTAAATCACCAGCATCTCCAAAATGTCTTTTTACTATATGAACTGCACCATAGTTTTCATCTCCTTTATCTAATCTGATATCTCTTACATACTGACCAACTGAATCTAAATCATCTCTTTTTATATCAAAATATTTTTGTTTACCCGAAAACACTTTTAAAAGTTCTTTGTGATCTCTTGAAAGTCCCTCAAACTGTCTATATAAATAGTCTTGCAGATTTTTAAAATCTGTATCTGATAATTCATCAAATGTTTTATCTAAATAAGCAGCTCTATTTTTTTTGAAATCTTCCAAACTACCTTTAAAGTTTATTCTATTTTTACAATCCATATTAACACCCCTCTATTAGCATTTTTGTTACATTATTAAAATCTGTTTCTATCTCTTTTGGTTTAGTAGTTAGATTCTCCACAGCTTCAACAGCTCTTATTAAATCAAGTTTTCTTTTTTCTTCTGGAAGATATCTAGTTAAAGTATCATCATCAAACTTAGTAGATATCTCTTTAATTTTATTTACTTGAATTTCATCTTGTAAAAACTCTTTTATACCTGGTACTAATTCAACATAATTATTTATTTTTGTTACTAAATCATCTACAACAAAATCTTTAGGCTTCTGCCTAAATTTGTAAGTATTAAAATCATTTTTATTTATTTTTGTTAGTTTATTTTGATATCTAATATCTTCATCTTTAAAATCTTGTATAAGTTTTTGTTGAATTTGATTTTTAATTTGATTGTTTTGTTCATTTAGATTAGTTGTTAGCTTTTCAGAGATATAAGAATCTAAGATATTGATATCTTTATTTACAACAGTATCTATAATAGCTTTTTGTAAATCTGGCTGAATATTTGCATTATCTAGTTTTATTTTTAGATCGTTGATATCTGGATTTTCTAAATTTTCTAAAGTGTTTTTGGCAAGTTCTCGAAGCCTTAAACCACTATATCTATTTTCTATAGGCTGACCATCATTTAAAGTTTTAGATATCTTACTTTCTAAAACCGTTGGTAAAAATCTTTTATTTATAACTTCTTTTATTTGTCCTGGTGTTGCACCTTCATTTATTAGATCTGTTTCTATTTTTAAAGATGATTCTATAGCCTTATTAGATTCTAGCTCTACTTTGGCCATATCGTTTATTTTTTTTGCATTTATTGCATCTACAATATGTTGTCCTAGATTCTCACTCCATCCCTCAAAATTTGAATATATAACACCCTTATTTGATAATTGAAGGATCTTATTTTTATACTCAATTTGTGCAGCTGCTTTAGGATCTATTATTTCAGTATCTACTAGCTCTCTTAATGTTGCTGGTAAATTTTTATTCACCAGGATAAAATCTGGTTTATAATCTTCTTCCAGGATCTTACCTTTTTTATAAGCATCTTCTACTTTTCTAACTCTATTATTTATCTCTATGATATCTTCATCTTTTACCTCTGGTAAAGAATCAATAGTATCTTTCATTCTTTTTTTAATCTCTTGAGGTGATAAAATCTTTTGAAGTTCATCTAAAGGATTTGGATCTTTTTTATTATTTGGATCTAAAGCATTTTGATAAGCTTCATACTCTTTTAGATCATCTACTTTCCTTTGTACAGCTTTAGGCAGTTCTTTATAAATTGTTTCATCATCTAAAGCTGCAATAGCTTTATTTTTAATTTCGATATCTTCATCTTTTAAAATATCTTTTGCAACACTCATTATTGAAGTAGGGCGCTGTTTTGGTGTTTGGTTTTGTGTATTTGCGATATCTTCTGCTTGAGTATTTTTAAGCTCATTTAAAAGAGGATTATCTAACATTTCATCATGAATAGAAGCATTATTATTATCTAAGTTTTCGGCAGCGCTTTTATCTTTTAATGCAGCTGCTTTTTTATCTTTAAAAGCAACACCACCAACAGAACCAAAAGCAGCACCAGCTACAGCACCACCAGCTGCACTCTGTAAAGCTATCTTTTGTGCTTCCTCTTCACTTTGATTACCACCTCTAGCTACTGCATACTCATAACCAGAGTTTACTACTGCATTTTCAGCAGCACCAACACCAGCACCTACAGCTGCTTTACCTAAAATTGTTTTAGCAGTTCTAGCAGCTATTCCACCAGCTCCAAAAGAGATAGCATTTAAAGGATCTACTAAAGTTTCTACAACTCCTTGAGTAGTCCACTCTTCTGGATGCGTAGCAAGATCTACAACTTGATTAACTCCAGCTTTAATATTTTCTACTGTACCTTTTGCATTTTGTGACTGATCTTGAAGAGTAGATATCTCTGCTAATCTTTCTTTGCTAAGTCCTTTTTGAGAAACACGATCTTTAGCAGCTGCTATTTTTTCTTGTGATTTATTTATGTAGTCTGTAGTTTCATCTGATACCAGGTCAAAGCCTATAGATTCAGCGCCAAAATCTAAAGCTTTTGTAAGTCTCATTCCAGTATCTGCTAAACCTCTTACTGTTTGAGTATATAAATTATCATTATCTAGTAGATAGTTTCCAGTTTTTGTAGGTTCTGGTATATTTAACTGTTTACGTCTTTCTTTTTGTGCAAGTTCTACAAGTTCATCATCCGAAGCACCAGCAGCTATTAAACCCTCAAATCTATCTTTACCTAGAATTTCAGATATCTTAGGCATACAATCTCCTTTTTGATTATATGCTACTAAGAATTTAGTACGTTTTAGTCTATATTAAATTGATCTAATCTTTCAGCTCTTAACTTATTTGCTCTCTCTTGAGCTTTTTTAGATAACTCTCCACTTTGAGTTAGATCAAAGCCTGGTTCATCACTACTAGATTGTTGATAATCTTTTGCTTTAAAGCCTAAAGGTTTTATAGTACCATCTTTATATATTGCAACTCTCTCACCATCTGCTCTAGTTGATACATTTATAACTTGTGGAGTTTTAGGATTAAAAGCTTCATTAGCACCTAGTTTAACTAAAGCTAATTTTTCAGCTCTTGAGAGTTTTTCATAATCTTTATTGATAGAACCATCTTTATTTTTTTTACCCATAAAAATAGGATGCTTCTCTTCAAAAGCTTTTATAGTTGCATCCTCTAGCTCTATTCTATCTGCTTCACTCTTTGAAGCTTTTTCAATTAATCTATTAGTTGCATCCTCATCATTTTGTAATCTTTGTTCTGCTCTTTTATCCTGGTTTTCATAGATATTCAACATAGCATTTTTATAATTTGCTGCATCTTCTCTTTTCTTCTTATCAAGTTGTGTATCAGATAAATCTATCATAGCCTTACCAGCACCAACTATACCAGCACCCGAATTTTCATTAATTTTAAATCTAACACTTGTATCGAACATATCACGACTAGCCATTTTGGATATCCTCCTTTTTACCAAAACTTAAAGCTACTGCATCATCTAAAGATTTTTGAGCTTTATTCTCTTTATCTATTTGTCTTTGTCTCTCTTCTGCATATAAATTATTTGCTATTTTATATTGTTTATTTGTATTGTAAGCATTATATATAGCACCAGCTCCACCAAGTAAAGATCCAGCACCTTTTACCCAATCCCAATTTACATTAGATAAATCAAAACCTATATTTGATGAAGTAGAACCTACAGCACTTCCTATTGATTGAGGATTTATCTCACTACTTAAATCAAACCACTTACTCATAATATCTCCTTTTTATTATAATATTAAACAAATAGTATATTTATGTCATAGGTATTTTAGATATATTCATAACTTTTTGAATATAAGTCATACCTACATTTTCCGATTCTTCAATATAACCAAAGCTTTTTTCTTCTGCTGTTTGAGCTGTTTCACTATCAATACTATTTGATTGATTACTCAACATAGTATCAATACCGTTTATAGTGCTACCAATAGATATTAAATTACTTAAACCAAAATTACTAATATAGTTTTTAAATACTTCCCCAAATGACATATTTAATACCATATCATCTGCTATAGTTTTAGCAGCTGCTGGAGTAAAACCTTGATTTATAAAATTTTGTATTAACTTTCCATTAGTTTGATTTAAAATACCCCCATAAAAAGAGACTAAAGTACCAGCAATACTAAAAGCTTTTATCCCCGTGACACTTCCAAAATTGCCTAATAATCCCCCAAGTTGCAACATTGGTACAGCAGCAGTAGCAACTAAACCAAATTCAGCAAAAATCATAGGTAAAAATGTAGCTAAGACAAAAGATACTACAGGTATCACACCAATATACCAGTAATTATCTTCATGTATATAAAGCTCAAATTGATCATTAAACTGATCTATAAAATCCCATTTATTTTGTACTAACTTTCCATCATCTTGATAACAAAGTGGCAAGTACATAACTTTTGCTGGAACATTAACATAAGTATCTATTCCACCATCTCCAGAAGCATATCCATACTTATAAGGAGGATGAATTTGGATGCAAGTTCCATCATTAAAAATATAAATATTACTTGTTTCATCACCTAAAGATAATTGATAAATAACACTTCCCCAACCTCCAGAGGTATCTAAAGTTGGCATTGTATAAGGTACATCACTTTCTGTGTGTACAACTGTTCCAAGTTGAGAAAAATCGACTTTATAGTATTGAACATAATTATGATCCAAAGTCAAATTAACATAATCTATAGTTAAAAGACTAGCAGCAGTTTGACTGATATTTAAATTTATTGTTTCAACAATAGATCCATTTAAATAAGTAACTAATTGAGTATCAATAAATAACGATACAGTTACAATAGTTTGTTGAATATAAGTTTGTTCTTGATTATTTTCATCAAGATATGTACTTTCAAAAACTATATCATCAGGTATTGTATAACTTGAGGTATCAGTATCATAGTTTGTATCACTTTGTACAACAGAAGTATCAGGATCATATGTAATTGTTCTTACATTGATATTATCACCATCTAAAGTATATGTAACTCTACTTATAAGTTGTGATAAAGTATTATAATTGTTTTCAGTTGTTACATATCTATAAACATCCTCCAAGCTAACAGAATCTACGATTTGATTACCTTCTGGACTATACTCATACTCTTGTATAGTATTTTCATAGTATATAGTAGTATTACCAATTTCAGCATCATAAAAAGATGATAAAACATACCAACCAGTCATATCATAAGTTGTTACAAAATCCTCTTCTACAGCTTTTGGTTTTATTTGACAAGTATCGTGATAAATTCCATTCGATGGATCACCATCATATTGACTTTTTGGATTTTGGCCTATAAATAATTGATTTAATCCTAAAGCCATAAGATCATCTTTATAGTATTTTACTTTAGAAGGTGATTTAATATCCCAATATTTTATAGGTTTAACTGGCCGATTGTTAAAATTAAATTGATAATTCACAAAATTTATTCTATCAGGGATATCTATTAAATTTATTATATCGGTACTATCATCATAGCTATTAACAGATATTGTAAATCCACTACCAGCAGCTTTTAACTGGTCCTTATGCCAAAGCTGCTTATGTAGTAAAGTAAGAGTTTTATTATATGAAAGAGATAAAGCTATAGCAGCTTCTTCTACAGAACCTATAAGATCATCATTAGATACAATTAGTTTCTTTATTTTCATGAATTTAAAAGAGATACTAGAGTTTGAAAATTATTAGCTTTAATACCATTAAAAAAGGCAGTATTTAAATCTGTAGGTATTACTTGTTCTGACATAGCATATCCAAACACAGCTTTTTCTAGTGATTTTGTTTTTTCAATTAATAAGCTATCATCAAAACCGTCATATTGACGATCAACTAAAAGTATTTGAGAAGTTTTAAGAGAGATATCTTTATCAATTAAACCTCCAGCAATATTACGTTTTTGTTCAGATATAATCTGCTCCATAACATATAATTTATCTTGTGTAGTTTTTTCTATAAGTGCAGTAGCTTTATTATCTTCTCTAATTATAGAAGCTTCTATCTCATCAATTTGTTTATAAATAAGATCTGTTTTTGCATCAGCTTCTGAAATTTGATATTCTATTAGCTGCTGTTGTTGAACTGAATCAACGGACTTATTTATAATTGTTGCTATTGTATTAGATATAACCGATGCTTTTTGCTCTTCACTTAATGCAAATGCAGCAATATAAGAGTTTAAAGTATTACTAGCTTTCCCCTCTAAAACATCGTAAAGCTCACCAATTTTTGTAGTATCTAAAGGCATGATTTATCCTTTCATAAAGCTAATATTTCTATTTTATTTGTAGCTTCAATTAACTTAACTCTAATAAAAATATTAGTATCAATCCAAGAGTTAGTAGAGATTTTTTCTTGCAAAGAATATTTTAAACTAATTACATCTTTATCATCTATTTTATCTGTAATAGTAATAGATCCATTTACACCAGGTGTTAATATATTTCCAAATTCATCTTTAATATCTGGAGTTGGTAAAGTGTAAGTTTCTTCTAGATCAACATCATTTAATGATCTATTAGTGATTCTAACAACTCTATATTTTTTTAAATCTTTTTTACAGTTTTTAGAAACAATAAAAGATATTGTGAAATCTTTGCCAAATTGTACATTATTCATTTATAATCCCTTTTTTTAAACTTATTATGTTCCATCATCCAGCTTAACCACTCTGCACGATTTTCGCCATCTTTTCCATTTTTCATATCTAATTCGTGCATTTCTCTAAACCATTTTGAATCTAACATTTCAGCAGCTGCATTTTTATAATCTTCATTTTCTAGATATTTTCTAGTATTTTTAAAAGCATGAAAACCAGCCTCACCTAATTGAAATACCATAGATATAATTATCCCTTGTCTAAGAAATGATAATTTATTAAACCAGGCATAAGTCATTCTAAGATAACTTTTTATCTCATTAGCTCTTTTTTCCAAGATCATTTTAGATTCATCCTCTGTTATATAGGTTAATCCATGACCAAAAGTAAAAGGTTCTTTTCCAGTTAAAGGATCTGGATAAGGTTTAGGTTTAAATCCTTCTGGTTCTGCAATTAAAGAATCTACAGTATCTATCATAATTAATCCTTGCAACTTAAATTTTTATGTTTACTTTCGCATATTTGGTGTGGAACATACTCTTTACCTAAATTATGAATCTCATCATTTAACTTATCAAACTTTTCAAATAAAAGCTTAAAATTATCGTTTATGTTTTTTAGATCTGTGTCTAATTGTCTTTTTAACTCTTTATTTTCTTTTTCTAAGCTATCTTGTTTTGATTCAAGCTTATTAATTCTTCCTTCACTTCGCCAAATCCACATAAAAGCTGGTATAAAAAGTGTATTAATAAGCAATGCGTATGCTCCTATATTTTCCATATGATAAAACCTTCTATTGCGTAATTGTTGTTTCCGTCTCTATAGATTCTATATCTATAGTAGTACCTTTCAGTTCTTCTACTTCTACTTTGTTTCCCTCATTAATATTCCCTTGCTCATCAGCTACATAAGAATACGCATATCTAATAATTGAATTAGCTTTATCCAAACCAGCTTTTTGAATTTGATCTTTTGTCATAAGAGTTTTTACACCAAAAGTTAAAACCTCATAAACATGAACTAAAGAAGAAAACTTATAAGTAGCACCACTAACAATACCCTTTAAACCTACCACCTCATTGTTTGCATTTGTAGCAATACAACCAGTAAACGTAAACATAGCAAATAAACTCGCTAAAATTAAACTCATTCTTTTCATACTATTTTCTCTCCATTCCATTTATTTTGAAGATCTGTTACATCATTCCAGATCTTATTTTCACTATCCCACTTAAATAATCTAACAAATTTTCTATTTTTTAAAATCTCATCATCACTATGACTAACTTTATTTCTTTTTTCTTGATACCATCTAAATGGATACCCAAAAACAATAGTAGCTGCTGCATGATATGAAGCAACAAAAGTATTAAATCCCTCTTGTAACTTTCTTACCACTTTTTTATCACTATATTTTGTAGTAAGTTTAAACAATAATATCAACCCATGATAAAGCTCAATATTTGATTTTATGAATCCTAAAAACTCTGCACCAAACCAACCATCATGATTACGACAAATGATAGTTTTATCACCACCTCTTTTTAAAATAGATTTAGAACATTTGTCATACTCAAAACCTATATTTATAAAAGTTGCAGTTACATTGTCTTTGTGAACATATATAGATATATCTTGAGTTTTATACTCGTCACCACCCAAAAACTTATCATCAGGCGTGATATATAGATCTCCATTCAAATCATAAAATCCATGTTTAGGTTTAATATTTCTCAATAAATTCATTTAGTACCTTTTTATCTGGGATTAGATGTATCTTTAAACAACAATATATACAAATATATTTTCACAACTTTATTTTTTATCCATCTGTAAATAAACATAATTCAAATCCTTTTTCAAAAAAGAGTGTAGAATTCGCAAAAAACTACACTCTTAAAACTTAAAATATTAAGCACAAAGTGACGGTACAAACGAGCTGACAAGGACTCTCCCATACATTTAATCAATATCTATTTCTAAAGAACTTAAGTACATTTCATCAATTTGTTCTTCTGTTTTATTTAACATAGTAGCTACTTGTGTAAATAAGATGTTATCTCTTTTTAGTCTTGTAGCATATTCCCATGCAATTTGTAGTTCCTCGTTATTCGAGCTGTCAACAAATATTTGTACATTTGATAGTAAACCTTCTCTTGCTAATTGAGTTCTACATTGAGCCATAGAGATTGAATTAGATAACTTAGACTCTATACTTCTAGCTTCATTCTTAATATTAATTGCTTCAACATTAGAGATAAATTCATTTTCCTCTTGCTCTGTCATTTCAACTTTAACACCATTTATAAGTTTAAACATAATTAACTCCTGTAAGAGAATAAAAACCAGAGCATGTAGAAGGTATATCATATAGATAAATATTAGATATGCTATCTGACGGAGAAAGCAAACACCCTGAACCTTGAATAATTTTTCCACTATCCTGTTGTGCTATTCTATTTATAGCTACATACCCTTGTTTTCTAATAGATATTTCAAAAATACCTGTATGTTCAAATCTAGGGATGGCTATTTGTGTATCAGATGTGTCGTAGTTCGTATATGTACCATTTTTTTCGGCAGATATACATTGCCACTTATAATTAAATCCAGATAAATTGTTAAGTCTTAAATACCACCAAGCGTCTGAACTATCATATACTTCTGCACTTATCCTTAGTTTTATTTCATCAAAACTAGCAAGAGAAGCATCGTTAAATGTCATAGAAGTAATCCCACTATATAACCCTTTTGCTATAACAGTTTCTAGTGTATCAAAAGTAATAGCTATATTCCCACTACCAAGTAAACTATTTCCATTTAGTGTTTTAACATTAACACCACTTACTAAAGTGGATTGTTTACCAACTAAAGCTGTATTTACATCAGTTGAATTTGCCTTAGCTGCTAAAGCATCAACTAAACCAGCAATATTTGCTATAGCTAAACTATCAAGCCCACTTGCAAGTAGATTAATTTTATCTGCTTGTTCTTGCATAGTATCAAGGTCTGCATCATCACTATATATAGCAATAGTTATTGCATCAATCAAATCTTTTAGTACTTTACCTTGACTAGCAGATAAAGCACTTGCATCATCTGTACTTGTAAGTACAGGTAAAACTGCTGATTTATTTAACTTAGTATTTAAAGCTGTATTTACATCTGTAGTATTAGCTTTTAAGTTTAGGGCAGTTTGAGTAGCATTAGAAATTGGTTTATTTAAATCACTTGTATTATCTACATTTTCTAAACCTAAATCTGCTTTTGTAGGAACGATACCATTTTTCTTAATCCATGTGCTAGTAGAGCCATCAGTATAAGTAATAGTATATGTATCTGTTGCTCCAGCTACACCCTCAACACCACTTGCATCTGTGGTAGATGTAAATAAATTACTTTCAATACCAGTTCCCGTTGGTCCTCTACCAAAAGAACTTCCAACCGACCAATCTGCTGGGTCATTGCTATTTTTAAAATATAATTGTGGTACTATCTCGCCATTTATTTCTACATCATATGCAAGATATGAAAAATCTTTTAACTCATTATCATAAAGAGATCTATTTGCATATAGACCTCTTGCATCTGGTTCATAAGGATCTCCACGATCTCCTTTTGGACCTTGAGGGATTCCAAAAGTTAATAAACCAATTAAACTGTCATATGCAACTGTTGCTAACTGATTACTTGCAAGTGTTTGAGCAGATACATTTAAACCTATTATTTGATTTCTAGCTTGTATAGCTTCCTCTGCCTTTTGACTAGCAGTATTTGCATAATTTAAAGCATTTTTAATATCTGTCATATTTTCAGCATTTGCAATAACATCTAAAATATTTACTGCAACTGTATTTATATTATCTTCATTGTTTGCATTTTTATTTATATTTGTTTCATTATTTGCAGTTGCTATTACTTTCGCTAACTCTAAAGCTACTGCTACAATCTGATTTATATTATCAGCATTGATTTTTATTTTTGAACTTGCACCCAAATCTAAATCTGTAGCAACTGTATTTATTGCATCTGCATTTTCTGCATTTGTATCTATATTATCTTTATTTGCATTTACTGCATCAATATTTGTTTTATTCGCATTTACTTTTTTGATTTCACTATCAACACCTAACTGTAAATCAGCCCCAACACTATTTATATAGTTGTTTCCACCAGCTTTAATATCATTGTAAACAGTTACTATAGCTGTAAGTTGCGCATGAGTTTCCATAAGTTCAGATAACTTATTGTAAATAGTAATATCCCCAGCTTCACCTACTAGCTCTGGTAATTTTGTTTGAATCTCTAAAACCTCTTCAATTTTATTTATTAAAGAGATTATTCGATCTATATTATTTCCAATTTTTACTAGATCTGTTTGTCTCATAGCTATAACTTGTAAAGCTGACGTAGTATCAGCCCAAGTATAAATAGGATTTTGACTTTTATAATTTCCACTTACTGCATTTAAAGTTATTCTTTCAATTTTTGAAGGATCATTAGTAAGATCATAAACTCTTACAAATTCCCCCACAACATTAGCAGTAAATGCACCCATTAAAGTAGCTTCTAGTTTAGCTTGTAAAGCTGCATTTTGTGAGAACTGGAGTAAAAGTTCACTATGAGTAGATATATTAACTGGATTACCATCGAATAAAAAAGGCACTTCAATCGCTACATTATCAGTAAATAAAACTGTTGCTTTATCATAAAATACTATTTGACTTGCATCTGTCCAAATTGCCTTAGCATCTACCGAATCATCGTCTAGCATATCTTGAGTTATTCCTTGAATATTTAAAGCCAGGTTTATATCAAGTTTTCTATTACCTAAATAATTCCCTTTTTTTAGATCCTCAATAGCTAGATCTATTCCTAAAGCCGATATCTCTTTTAAAATTGGTAATACACTAGCATTAAATACCTGGTTAGATTGGATAATTGCTGACATATTATTGGCGCATATATTTATATTTTCATGGTAATTAGTAGGCATTTATAAACTCCCTAAATATTTATTTATTTCTTCAAAAGCTTCATAATCTTCATCTGTAGTATCAAGCTCTCCATCTGCAAATTTTGCAAATTTTTCTAAATTGTTTCTATCTGATTTACTAAGCTCATAATCAATTAAACCAAATTGATAATCATTTAAAATAGATATAAACTCTTCATCCCATTTATAAACATATCCATTGCTAGTCATAGTTCTATCAAGATATATTTTTTTGTAACCGTACTCATTCATATAAGTATCTATTGAATCATTATTACATTCAGTAAATCCAGTTTCATATCTAGCCCAAGTATAATTATTTATAAACTGCCACATTGAATCATCATGTTTTTTTATATTATTAGAGCTGCATAAATTTTTAGCTGTCATATAAACAACAACATACATTAAATCCTCATCCATTTTTATATTTAAATTTTCATCTGCTGGAACTATAGGAGCTAATATATATTGTTCATTTTCAAGTTTTTTTAGAATCTCACCATCTTTTTTAGAAGTTGTTAAGATTAATGGCTCATACTCTTTAGCCACTAATCTTAAGTTTTGAATTAGTAAATTTTTCATCATTGGTTCAGCTGGTAAATTTGGTCTATCACCTAATAAAGCTGTTAATAAATTTGATTTAAAATCTACATAATTCATGCTGCACCTTATGCTGGTAATTTAATATTTTTAACCCAAATAATTGCATTTGGATCAATAACTTGTATTGTATGCTCGAAAACATCTTCATAAGCTACACCATCATAAGTAGGATCGCTACACTCTCTATCTTTAATCGCTCTTAATACAACTGGATTAATTAAATCAGGAGCATAAATGATAAGCTCATTATCTGCTAAACTCATATTTGGAACAATTGGAATATTTGTACCCCATCCAGAATCTTGTACATGAGTTACATTTCTAACTACTTTTTTCTCATTGTTTCCAGTTTGTTTTTTATCATCTAAAACACCATTGATTACATCTTTTACCTCGATACCTGGCATAATGATTTTATCTTCATGTACTCCAGATTTCCACATATGTTTTAATGGATCTGAAATATGCTTTTTAAAATCAAACTCATCGATATTCGCTGCATCTATAATGATTCCAGCAAAGTGTTTAGCACCAGCCATACTATTTTTTCTGTTTCCATCTGCATCTGTATCAACAACTGGAGCAGCATCTTTTAACATTGCAAGTTCACTATCAAGTCTAATTTGTTTTCTGTTTTGATCTTTTTGTTCTTGTAGTTTTGCTTTTTGTTTTGTAATAGTATATGCTTCAAGTTGTGAACCAGTAAAACCAGAAGTACGCTTCATGATTTGTAAATGATTCATTAGTTCAGTAGTTGGCCATTTTGTGATAGTAGCTCTTTGTGAACCTTCACCATATACATTAGATTCACCAACTGTAGCACCTGGTCTAAATTGCCATTTATGACCACTTGCTGGATCACCCTCAAAACCTACTGGATTTCTTAAACTATCCCAAAAAGGACAAGTAGCTAATCCCGTAGCTCTTATAACATTGTAATAACTCTGTACATTTTCTGCTGCATCAGTAGCTGAGTAAAAACCTTGTGCTGCCATTTATAACCCCTTATCTTTTATAATTATGAGTTGTAGATACTGCATTATCTAACAACTTATTTACTGACTTTCTGTCACCTTTTTGAAACTTATCGTAAGTCTCATCAAAATCAAACTTTTCTTTTTCTTCTCTTCCTGGATTAAAATCATCATTGCCAGGATCATTAGTTTGAAAATATTTAATATGTAACAACTCAAAACCAGCTGGATTGTTTAATCTTTTTGCTTCATCTGGATTATCTTTTGCTATCTCTTTTAACTTATTTTCAACTTTTGATCTATCAATATCTGGATAATCTTTTTTCAAGTTATGAAAAATACTATTGATAGTATTTTCATGATCTCTATTTTTTTTATCTTCTCGTAGATCTTCTAACTCTTTTTTGATATCTTCTAGTCCATCATCTTTAGAATTTTCAGAACCTTTGTTATTACCACCTTTTAAATCATCGTCGTTAATCTCGATATCTTTATTTTCTGGATTTGATTCTCCACCAGAACCTCCACCGTTAGAACCCTCTGCTGGTGTCATTTCTTCTAACAGTCCGTATAAATTAAATTTCATCTGCTTATCTCCCTACTTTACATCATCTTTATTTTGTGATAAATCATCAGTTTCTGACTTTTCATCATTTGCTTTAGCTGCTGCATCTTTATCACCTACATTTTTTGTTTTAGTAGTAGCTTTTTCTGCTTCTGCTTTTTCTGCTGCTTTTAAAATCTTTTTATGATCAGCAGTTGCGACACATACCACACCATTATCTCTTACAATTTGTTCACCTTTTTTAACTGGAACACCTTTTATTTGTTTTGCAAATCTATGACCTTTATCTGTTTCAGCCATACCAGATACATGGATCTCGCTAACTTTTCCAAGATCTTCTACATTTGACATTCTATCTCCTTTATTTTTTTATTAAACATCATAATTTTAACCTTTACTTTTAACAAAAATGTCCAAACTTTTTAAGCCTAGAGCATTGCAACACTATTTGTTTTTTGTGGTGTATTATCTGTTTGCTCCTCCTCTTGTGTTGGGATTTCTTCTGTAAATAAATTGTTTAGATTGATATCATCACCTAATCTAAGATTTAAGAATTTTTTTACAATATAGTCTTTGACTTTTGGATTTATTCTTTGATCAGGAGCTAACATTTGTATTACATTTATAAGATCAGATATTGAAGCTTCTTTTTCTATTGTAGTTCCAAAGTTTATTTTTATTGAGTATTCTAAATTTTTTCTATTTCCTTTTGGACCAAAAGGCAACTCTACACCAGTTATTTTATTTATTACTGCATCATCGGCATTTTTTAACACCAGGTAAACCCAAGTTTTAGCCCAATGCTCAAACAATGTCTCATTCATTAAAGATATCATTTGTTGTATTCTCATAGATGAATTAGAGTTTATAGTAGCTAGTGCTTTTTGACTTCGTCTATCACTTGCTCCCGTATGCCCTTCAAGCATAGAGTTTACTCCAGAAGATTCTCTAAGATCATTTCTTATAAGTTGAGTATCTTGAGTAAGTGAATATTCTCCAGGTACTTGTCTCTCTTTTATCTCTGATAGTTTTCCTTTTACTCTAATACCTTTACCATGTCCGAAAGTTAAATCTCGTGGATCTACTTTTGCATCATCACCTAAAAAAACATCTGGATTTAAAATCTTCTCTTGTAAATCATTTTTTAAATTTCTTTTTTGATTCAGCTCTTTAGCTAGATTTTCAACTTTATTTATAAAGTTTCCACCATAAGCTAAAATCTGATTTTCTCTTTTGCTCTTATCAACACTTGCTAACTCTGAAATAGCGAATCCATATTGAAAAGGATTTTTTTTGAGTATCTGTTTATGTACTAAAACATTTTTGATATATATTTTTTCTAGAAGTTTGCCTCTTTGAGTTAAGCTATAGTAGTGTTTTCTTTCATATCTTTTTGTATTTTCATCATCTAAATTTAGTTTGGAACTAAGACCAGATTGATTATATATTTTGTTTTTGATTTTATTTTTAATTTTTCTAACAGATTCAGTAGAGGTATAAGCAAAGTCCTCTATATCTTCTAGATTTACTGCTTCATCATCAAAGGCTAGATCAGTAACTGGAATTTGTCTAGTTATAACTCTATTTTTTTGATTATCCCAATATGTAGCAGTAATCCCAACTCGAAAAAGTAAAGCAGATCTAAAAGCTTTCACCAGTTCAGATTGAGGTTTTAATTTATCGTAATACTCTTTTACAATTAAATTTAATCTTCTTACCTCTTCTGGATCATTACCCAAAATCTCTATAGGGCATCCAGCACTAAAAAAAGCAGTTGAAAAAATAGATTCAATGATATCTACAGTATTTTGGATAGTTGGGATAAAGATTCTAGATCTTCTTTTCTTTTTTAATCTTTTCCATTCTTCATCTGCAAAGCGATTATTATAAAGCCTTTCGTTTTTTTCCCATTCATTTTTATAAATATTTTGCGCAGCAAATAAAGAGGTGTATCGACTTAAATCGTTTGGTTGAGCTGACATAATCATCCTTTTTTTTGATAAAAGAATGATTATGACTTATAAGTTTTACTTTTTTGTCCTAAGATTTTGATTTTTTTAAAACGTATGTTTTAAATACTTATATTATATTCTTTACATATTTTTAAAATATCTTTTTCAAGTCTTGATATAAAAAAAATTAGTTCTAAAATATCCTAATATTTACCATGAATTATCAACAAGTATTCCCATCACTTTGTCATAATCAGCTATTGCAGTTTTTGGGATAGATTTCCATTTAATAGTTTTTATATATCTACCATCTAAGGTAAATTTATCATACCTTTCATCTATACCAAAAGAAAAAAAACTTTTCTCTTTTGCTCCAGCATATATATAAGATTTTGATTTTGTTATAAAAGAGATATCGTAATCGTTCATATCATAATATCTTTTTATTTCAATAAAAGAGGAGATATCTAAATAAGCAGATATCTCCTCTTGTGTTTCAATTTCCCTACTATTAAAATTTATACTATAGTAACCAATAATAAAAAATACAAATACTAAAAGATAGGCTTTTTCTTCACCAGTTCTAATACTCTCTTTTTCTTTTTTTGGTTTAATTTTTCTCAAACGATAAAGTATAAGCACGATAAAAACTACAATGATTATAAGAAAAATTAAAATTGTAGAAATAAGTGATATTAAACTTTCATTACTTAGCATATAAAAACCTTTAATATATATATTTATAATATATTAACGGATTTTTATATATTATCTACTTAGTTATTTTATTTTTAAGTTCTTGTATCTCTTTACGTATGGATTCTATATTTTGTTCTCTTTTTTCTAATGTTTCTAAAATTTCTTCATTTGTCATATCTTTGGTATTATTTTCAATACCTAAATCAAATTTTGGAATATACATATCCCCCCTACCAAAAATTAGCCAAGTAGCATTTAAAAAATATTTCTCTTCAAACTCTACTGCTATTTCGGGAGTAATTTTTTTATTACCATTCGCCATATCTTTTATTTGTTGCTCTGAAAAGTTAGGCATCTTATCCGAAATTTCAGAGTATTTAGAACATACATCTTGCGTAAATCTCTTAAATCTTTTTGCAGTATCTTTTCTCATTTTAAAATTCCTCGTATTGTTTTTAATACTTTTGTAAGTTTTTTAATACTAAGATTCAATTAAGTATTAATTTTACTACGAAAGTATGAAAATTATTGAATTATAACAGATTTTCATGAAATTTGTATCGAAAATTCATTTTGGAAGCCTATTATCCTTCGTGCGCCTTTGAAGGTTAATAGGTTTTCAAAGTGAATAAAAAAGGCGCGAGTATGAGTGATTCAGATTTTATAAGTATAGAATCAGTTGCAGCTATTGAAGGCAAAAATGTAGAAGATCTAAAAAGATTGATCTACAGAAAAACTGATTACAACTATTTACGTTTTAAAATTGTCAATGGTAAACTTTTTATGAGAGCAGATTATGAAGCTCCATTAAAAGAAGATCTAGACAGACTAAGACAAAAAGCCTTAATCATTGCAAAAACAGAAAACAACTTATGTAGTGAACTTTCAAAACTTTCAAAAAATAAAATAAAAAAAGAAACTCTACAAAAATATTTTTATAGATATAGATTTAAACAAATTGCAAAAGCTATAAGAATAATAGACCTTCTTAAAAAATATATTTCTCAAAATAGCCTAATAAATGAAAGTGATCTAAAATATGACTAATGATGTTTTTCAAATAATAAAAAATCATGAAATAGATATGAAAGAGTATCTATCTCAATTTTACGGTATGGAATGGAAAAGAAATAAAACCCTATGCCCCTTTCATGGTGATAGTGAAGATAAACCTAATCTTAGCTACAACAAAAAAACAAATACTGTTAGATGTTTTGTATGTGAAGCAAAAGGCGATCTTATAAATTTTGTTGTACAAAAAGAAGGCCTAAAAAGTAGAGAACATCCAAAAGTAGAAGCTTGTAAAATCATATTAGATAACTTAAAAATTCCATATCAAAGAACACAAGATGTTAAACCTCTTACAGAGGAAGAAAAAAAAGCTTTAGAAGAAAAACAAAAAAAATTAGATCAAGAAAGAGAAGAGAAAAAACAAAAAACACAACAGCAGTTAGAAAATGATTTAAAAATAGCTGCTGCTAAAATGAAAAAAGATGCTCCCTTGTTTTCATCAACTTTCCAAAATAAACTATTTGAGGATAAAGATCTAAACAAATTTATCGAAGATACTTTTATACAAATTCCAGATCAGGACAATTTTAAATCAACTTCAAAAATATTATTAGACTGGTCCGAACTATATTTAGGATATGATGAAAAAACTCATAACTCATTTTGTATTTTAAATAGAACTTTAGACGGAACTGTTTATAACATCAAACATAAAACAAAATATGTTTATGATGAAGAAAACAAAAAACACTTACCAACTAGAGTAAATGGTAAATGGATATCTGCTTACAACTGCAAAATTTATCCTTTTCCTTTTGATTATTTTAAAACTTTTGATGAGCAAGAACCGGTTATAATCTGTGAAGGCGAAAAAGATGCCCTTAACCTTTTAAGTTATGGAATAAACGTACTAACTTTAGGTGGTGTAACTAATCCCTGGACTGATTACCTAGAACTACTTAGAAATAGAAAAGTATATATCTGGTTTGATCATGACAACGCAGGATATTTAGATTCTGTAAAAAGATTTCATGAGATATCACAAATAACTAACGAATGTTATGTTACTCTTTTTTATGACATAAATTCAGCTTTTGAAAACAAATACGATATATCAGACTTTTTAAAAGATAAACTTTTTAAATCAAAAGAAGATATCTTTCATGCTATAGCTTACTCAAGTTATAAACTTACTACTTCAAAAATTGAAGATATCGAAGAGTTTACAGGTCTAAATTTAAAAGAATACTACTTTAATCAACCTATAAAAACATTTTTAGATATAAAAAAAGAGTGGTTAAGAACCAATGCTCATGGAGAACCAATCAATATTTTTAATCCAAAAGGTGCAAAAGATATCAAAGGTTTAGAAGAATTTTACAAAGCTTTTTCAGCAAAAAAACAAGAAGATAATTTTACCGATGCAAAAAAAGCAATACTCCAGGAAGTTCTACCAAAATTTGCAGAAGAAAAAGAAAAAGATATAGATGAACTTATAAATATGTTTGATGCTATGTTTAAACAATATAAAAAACTTCATGAACACTATTCACAAAATAAACTTTATGATATCGTAGCTGCTTTTGAAGCTATGTGTAGACATACTGATAATACCTTTGGCAAGTTCAATAGTAAATTATATGTTTGGACTGGTACTCATTATGAAGATATTGGAGAGGAAGAACATAACTTAGAAGGTTTTATTTTAAAGTATTGGATGCCTTTAGCTCATGTAGATAAGATGAAAATCTTAGAGGAAAATGTAAACAAAGTTATCAAAAACTTATACATGGGTGCAGACAATTTAGCCGGTATAAAAAAACTTCAAAAAAATAAAAGAGTTTTAAACTTTTCAAATGGTACTTTATTTATAAGTAACAAAGGAAAAGTTACCTTTAAAAACTTTCATACTAAAAAAGATGCAGCTACAAATATTTTACATTTTCCTTATGATAAAAGTGCTACTTGCCCTAAGTTTGATAAGTTCCTAGATAGAGTTCTACCAGATAAAAAAGATCAACAAACTTTATTAGAGTATATAGGCTACTGCTTTTTACCAAGCCATGATTATGAAGCTTTTATTATTCTATATGGAAAATCTGGATCAAATGGAAAATCAGTAATTATAGATATCGTTAAATCTTTTTTTGGAAAAGAAAACGTATCAAATCTACAACTGCAAGACTTCGAAGGTCACCAACTGCACTCACTAAACAATAAGATCATAAACATGGGAAGTGAGATAGATACCAAAGGTTTAAATAAAGGCCAACTTCAAAAGCTAAAAAACATAGTATCTCCAGAAGATAGTTTAGAGATAAACCCAAAGATGAGAGATCCTTATGAAATGGATTCAAAAGCAAAACCAAAACTTTGGTTTGCAGTAAATGATAAACCTACCAATGGTATGGATGCAGCAGTATTTAGAAGAACACTATTTTTAAACTTCAATGTACAAATAGGTGATGACGAAAAAATCAGAGGTCTATCAAAAAGATTTGATGATGAGAAACCAGGTATTTTAAATAAAGCACTAAAATCGCTAAACATACTTATCAAAAATGGAAGATTCACAAAATCTGAAAATATGATAAGAGATCTAGAAGCTTACAAAGATGAAGTTTCGCCACTAAGAAGATATGTAAAAGACTGCTTAGAGATTGACACTCAAAACATGATCCCTAAAAAATACCTATATCAACACTATAAGGAATATTCAAACGAAAAAGGACACCATCCACTAAGTGAACAAAAATTCTGGACTAGATTAAACGATGAAATAGGAATAGAACTAGAGACCGTTCAACTAAGAATGAATGAAGCAAAACATAAACTTTTAACTGACAATGTAGGAGAAAGACCTAGATTTATCAAAGGTATTTTTTGTAACAAAACAGATATCGAATCAATCAAATATGATAAGGCAGATGTTTCAACTAATCATATAAATTATGATATCGAAACTAAAGAGATAAGCCTAAAAGAGGAGGTTAAAGAGTAATTTATAGGTGGCTTAGTGGCTCAACGGTGTCTCACAACTGTTGAGCCAGAAAATAAACCTTTTTATGGGGCTTATAAGTGTGTTGGCTTAACGTCACACCTTTTTTGCCCCGTATTAGGTTTTATTTTTTTTCTTTTTTGTTTTTATAAATTTGTTTTTTGAAAATAAAAAAGTGAAAAAAGATATGTGACACTAAGACAGTAGTCTTTTAAACTACCATAAAATCGAAAGATTTTTAGTGTCACATATTTATTATTAAGTCTGTGACAGTTGAGACAGTTGAGACAGAAGAAAAAAAGGAGATTTTAGGATGGAAATTAAATGAAATCATACACAATAGTTTCAAAAGAAATATTTGAAAAATTATATAAAAAAAGTGGTAGCTCTAACATTCATGCCAGGATAACAAACTACATCAATATAAACAATATAGAAAAGTTTTATTTTGAGGGAAGATGGATAGTTTTAGCAAAAGCATTTAGAGAACTTAGAAGATATCAATTAGGTTTATAAGATGAAAAAAATCCACGAAGTAGAAATCCATGTAAAAGGGTATGGAAGAAATAAAATATCTAAAAAGCTAGTAGGTTTAGAAACCAGGCTTTTGATTCATACTCCAAAAGGAAATACAGAGATTCACAACTTCGATTATAACTTTGAAGCTAGAAAATTCTTATTAGAAAAATTTGGAGAGCTAAAAGAAGGAAACTATAAAGTTATATCAAACTGGAGCAAATATGGAAAGGCTGGTTATAGATGGTAGAAAATGAAATAGTATTTTTAGATCCACAAGAGGACAACCAAAGAAGAGCTTTAGATATTTATCTAGAATCAGCAACAGAAGATAACGGATTTAAACCAAAATCTTATCAAAAGATATCAGATCAATTATATAGCGAAGATTTTGAAAACTGCTCAAAAAGTCAAGTAGAAAGATGGGTAAAAATTTTTAAATTCAAAGAGAGACTAGACAAACAGATCCAATTAGCATATCTAAATAAAGATAAACCAGGAGTATTAGCTAATGAAGTTAAAAGTAAATCAACTCAAGATATCGCAGATAGATTTAAAGTAAATGGAGAGCTAACAGATGATCTATATTATGTAGCAAGATGTTTTATTGATGATGTAAAAATAGATTTGGCAAAAGGTTACAAAATAGATAAAGATCGAATGAAAATTATTAAAGATCTGTTGGTTCTCACAACAAATAGAGAAGATAAATTACTTGATAGATTAGCTGCTACTGGAGGAGGTAAACTTACAAGTGCAGAGTTACTAAAAGAGTTTGAAGAGATAGAACTACAAATAGAAGAGCCTATAGATGTGGAGATAGATGATGAGTAAAAATGAATATGTTCCTTTTGAACAAAGAGAACCATTAACAGCTAATTTTATTATGACTGAATATTGGGCTAGACAAAAAACTACTTTAGAAATTGCAGAGGAATTAAACGTACCAGAAAATTGGGTATATAAAGAGATTAAAAGATTAGGACTACAAAAAAAACAAAATGGCATAAAACTAAAAAGTGGCCATAAGGGAGAAATTATGTCTAAAAAAGAAAGAGAAAAAAGACAAAACCAACCCCACGCAAAACCTATAGTACAAATATGCCCAAAAACACTTAAAGTAATAAAAGAATTTAGCTCACAAGGTGCAGTAAATAGAGAAGGCTTCAATAGAGAAAAAGTAAGAAGTGCTATTAAAACTGGTGGATTATCAAAAGGTTACTTTTGGGCTTTTAAAGGATTTGAAGCAGCCACTATAGAAGTAGTAAAAAGAAGAGGAACTATTGATAGAAAATTACAAGTTTTTAATTATAAAAAACCATCTAAAAAAACTTTTGAATATCACTATATAACACAAAATAAAACAGCTAAAGAGTGCGCCTTAATTTTTGAATGTCATCCAGGAACTATAGCAGCTCTAGCAAAAGAATATAAATTAAGTAAAAGAAGGAGGTAAAAATTGACAGAACCAGATTATCTAGATGTAACAGTAAAAACAATAATAGTTTTAGCAGTATATATCTTTTTAATATATGCAGCTTTAAATAACTTCATTTTTAAAGGAGATTAAATGAAAACAATAAATAGCAAGAGTGATTATAACTTTAAGCCAGGTGCAGCAAGAAAAATAAAAACTATTTTCAAAATAGACAAAATCCAAAAAGAGGAATATCCATTTTTAATAGCTATAGCAGCTGCTTTATTTTTTATTCTTAGTGGAGGTAATTAAAATGTCTGAAAAAATATTAACTTCTACAGATGCTAGAGAATGGGCAGAAGAGTTTATAAAAACTGTAGAAAAAAACGATATCAAAATAGATATAGATTTTATGACTACCTGGTTTGCAAATGCACTAATGACACAATATGATCATGATGCAAAAGAATTAAAACAATACTTAGATCAAATCACACTTTTTAAAGAGGTAAATAAAGATAAAGCAGACGTAATAGAATCTTTAAAACAGATCATAGAACTTAAAAACAAAGAGATATCTACATTAAGAGATTTTAATATGATAAGTAACTCTCCACCAGTTGTTACTGTTAGTTCTCAAATAATAGATGAGATATTAACTGAATTTGAAAAACCTCAAGAAGATACTCAAATACCAGAATCAATTTTTGTATCAAAATTTTTAAAAGTGAACTAATGAGTATAAATCCACTATTAGCTATAAAAACTTCTAAACATATAGCTCCAGCAATTTTTGAAAACAAAACACCAAGAGTTCATATAGAACTTTTAGAGTTTGTTTTCGGATCTGGAAAATATAAAGCTATAGTTATGTTTAGAGGTGGTGGTAAAACTACAAATGTAAATAAAATAGGAATGTTTAGCTATATCTTTTATCAACATGAAAGGTATATCCAAATATTTTCGGCTACTCAAGCAAAAGCTATTAAATTTTTAAGTGATGTAAAAACTATGATAACAGAAGCCATGAGAAAAGGCTACGATATAAGAAAAGGTAGTATCTGGAGAGACGATGCTATAGAAGTTATTATAGATGGTGAGTTTAAATGCTATGTTGAAGTTTTTGGAGCTGGTCAAGATCCAAGAGGTGGATCTTATGAATTTGCTAGACCTTCATTACAAATTTATGATGATATCGAATCTAAAGTTGGTGTTTATGCTATTAGATCAAGAGATAATAGAACAAAATTGGAAGAGTGGTTTACTGGAGACTGTTTACCATCTTTAGGGCCAACTGGTAGAGTTATCTTTATTGGTACTATTTTACATGAAGATTCATTACTAAATAAGATCATTACAAATAAAGATGATAAATATCCCGAATGGGAAACAAAGCTAGTTCCAATTATACGAAATGGTAAAAGCGCCTGGCCAGATCGTTTTCCTCTTACAAAAAAAGAAGCAAGAAAAAAAGAAAAAGAGATCTACTGTTTAACTGGTGCAAAAGTTCAAATAGAATCAATAGAAGATATAAGGGATTCATGGGTTAGAAAAAATCAATCAAAACTATTTTACCAGGAGTATTTATGTGTAGCTCAAGCAGAAGAGAGCAGACTTTTTAAAGAAAGCTATTTTAAATATTTCAATGGCTTAGAATATGATATTGACAATGTAGAATATATAGATTTTAAAAATGCTTTAGAAGAAAGAAAAGAACAAATCGTAAGACCTAAAGCAATTATTTTAGAAGATGGTACAAAAATAGATATCAAAAATACTATTAGATATGCAACAAAAGATCAAGGATCTACAAAACTAAAAGGATCTAAATCTAAAAGGGCAAACGATGATAGTGTAGTTATAACTTGCGCCTACGATACAAAAAACAATATGTATATCTTAGATATCAAATGTGGAAAATGGACACCATTTGATAAATCAGTAAATATCATCAAATCATATAAAGAGTTTGAATTTAAAAGAATGGGTATAGAATCTGGAGGGATGCAAAACGAGTTCTTTTATACAATAGATGAAGCTCAAAAAGCAACTGGTATAAATGTTCCAGTTGAACCTATGACACATGGTGGAATAGATAAAAATATAAGAATATCAGACCTACAACCACTTTTTTTAGCTGGAAAAATATATTTCAATAGAAAAGATCCAAATACAGATAAATTAATCGCTGAATTATTAGCTTTTGATATAGAAGTAGAGGGAATAGATAACCTAATAGACACCCTAGCCTACCAATTAGGATTTATAGCTGGTCGTACTTTCGAAATGGATGAATATCAAGAAGAGGAAGAATCAACCTGGTAATACATTTTAGATATATATTAAATATCTAATATATATCTAAAACGTATGTTTTAAATATTTTAAAAGGGGATTTTATGAGAAAAGAAGATTACTATTACGAAGAGCAAGAACGAGCATTGAAATTTAAGTATGAAAAAATTTTTGTTTTTCCAAATGCAGCAAGGAAATTAAAGGAGAGTAAAAAAATATAAATATATGAAGTAAACTATATTTAGGTAAGTTACTCTTTTAAATTAGGAAGCCTTTTTATAATTTTCGCACAGGTGCATCTACATTTAGATCTTAATATAAATTCATGTAGAAGATGCTTATTAGTAAATAGGACGAGCTTTACCATTTAGCAGACTAATAGAAAATAAGCATCTTTTTTAAAGGATCAAATATAAAAACTATACTTATACATCTTATACTAATAGTTGGATTCATTTTATATATATTGATTAAAAATGAAATTAAAATAAGAAAAAAATCTAAACCAAAAAAATACAACTTACCAGACAAGCTCTAAAACTTTTGGCTCTACCCTCCTAAGCCCTAAGACGTTGGAGTATTTTTCGATTAATTTATAAGTCATTGAGCCATTTTTTTGATTATTTAAAGATATCATAAAAATTAAAAATATAAATTTTAAAAATTTTAAATTTTATATCTGAAAGTATGAAACCTATGTATATACTAGATTCTCGAATGGGGTACATACCCTCCCCCTTTTTTTCTTCTAACTCTGACATAGCCACCCTATTTATCATCCAATTAAAAAGTTATTTTATCTATATATGTAACTGTACATATAGATTAAGTTTATCATATTTAGTTTTGGAAATTAAAATTACCAAACTCTAGCATTTTTTTTAAATACCTCTATACATACCACCAATACGTGCCTATAGCTATTTAAGTTTATTTATTTAAGAATATAGATTAAATAGTCAAAACTTAAAGCTCGATTTTATGGTACTTCATCGTTTAAGTTTATGATTTTTTCAATAAAACTTAAAGTGTTTAGATTTATGCCAATATTTAGTTATTTTAATTATTTCGTTTAAGCTTACATCATTTTTGCGCTAACCTTAAAAAATTGCATGGGATGGGATAAAAAACTGGAGTATCCCTCCGAACTGTCCCAAACCGTAGTATTTTGACTTTGTCTCATGCTTGAATTTGTCTAATCTCACTAATCGTTTTGGTATTCTAAGGTTTTAGGGCTTAGAGCTTGTTAATATAGAATAGATCAATGAGCGCTCCTCGCGCCTGGCTTCGCCCTGGTGCGCCTTCGGGCTTGTTATTATTATGTAAATAAGGATTAGGTAGTTTTGTAGTGTAGGAAATAATAAGGATGTTCCAGACAAGCTGGAACAAGTTTAACCCACTTATCTAAAGATTTGTATTTAGTTCTGGAGGATAAACTCTCTTATGTATATCTTCTATATCTTCTTTTATTTGAAAGATGCCTTCAAATAAAACCATTTCAACTTCTAAAAGACTTATTTTAAAATCCAAAGGTTTAATATAAGTTTCTTTTATTCTCTTGTTTTCTTCATCTATTAGCTCATTTTCTCTTTTTTGATCTTCACTTAAATTATATCGCCCTATATACTTTGATTTTAATTTTTTTTCCCATTCTGATTTAGTTTTATATAACTTTACCAATTCATCCCTATCTCCAAAAAGTAAATCGTTGTAATCTTGATATTTCATTCTCCTTGAAGCTTCATCTAAAATCTTAACTCTAATTTCTTGTATTTCAGTCATTATAATATCCCCTCTTCTTTTGCCAACTTCATAGCTGCTCTTTTTATAAATGTTACTGGAGCTTCACCAGTTCCATTTTTTTTATTATCTCTTAAAGCATTTAACAACTTTTTTGGTACAGCAGTTAAATTAATTGTCTCTTTTCCATCATCATCGTTTTTATTCTCTTTTAGTGCAGCTGCTGCTACAACATCTTTAGCATCATCTTCTAAAATATCAAATTTATTCTTTGCCATAATTTTTATCCTTTTATATCTTCTATTATTTCATTTACCAACTTATTAAATATAATAGCTGGTGTTCCTGATGTAAGTTCAGTTATGCTCTTACCTTCACTTAGCATCAATTTATATTTACTGTTTGAAGGAATTACAGTTTGATAGATATCAAAGTGATTGCTATCTTTATCTGTCCAGGCTTTTATATTTGCATAAGTGATTTTATCTGCATGGTGAACACGATTTATAAGAACTTTACATTTTATACCTGGTTGTTTTTCTACTATCTTATTTATGATCTTATTAAAATCTACTAATCCATCCAATTCATAAGATGAATCACATAAAGGAGTAATAACTAGATCAGTTAATAATAATGCAGTTCTAGCTAAAGATGAATCATAACCACCTAAATCTATAATAGTAAGATCATCATCATTTTGTAAATGTGATATCAATTCTTTATCATTTTTGATATCTTTCATTTTATAAGGTTGATCTCTTCTATTATTAAATTTTGTAGTGTGTTTTTGTGGATCTAAATCTAAAACAGTAACATTAAACAATTTGCTTAGTTCTACTGCTAAATTACAAACAGTAGTGGTTTTTGCTACTCCACCTTTTTGGTGAGCTACGGATATAACTTTTAGTTTTGGTTTTAACATTGAAAATCTCCTTAAAAGAGATTTTATATAAAAATACTTTAAACATATTTTAAACGTATGTTTTATGTAGGTAATAAGTATTTATTTAATATCTTCATCTTTTATTCCGATATCATAACTTCTAGCTTTTCTTTGAAATTCAAATCTTTTATCTTTTACATTTTTATAATAATATTTTGATTCTTCATCAGTAAGAGAATATAAATACTTATTGTATTTATCTGAAATATCCCAATGGATGCAGTCATTATATGTAGTTTTATTTGTAGCTAGTTTATTTTGAGTTTGTCCATAATAAATACTCTCTATCTCATAACCTGCTTTAAGTATTGCAGCTAAGATATCTTCATTACACCATTCAGCATCATAAATTTTTTTTCTTTGATCGATTGCTTTTTGATTAAGACCTTTTACATTTGTTACATAATTAAATAAAATAGATTTATTTACTTTTCCAAGAGATACTATTGTAGAGTATCTATTTAGTTTTATTGGTAGCCCTTCTGCAACTTCTGTTGCCCATACTCTTACAAATTCATCTGTTATTTTTATTTCTTTTGAAAATAATACAGTAAATAGAAGTGTAAAAGTTAATATGAATTTCATTTATTACACCTAAATTTATTAAATAATATATCAGTAATTAAAACGCTACCTATTTCCTCTTTAAGCAATAATGGATTTTTATCAACCTCACTAATTAATGTTTTTGCAAGAAGATAAGGTGTTACATCAAATAAGCATAATACAGGACTATAATTTTCTTTATTTCTAGGATCATATATTTGATAAAATTGTATTACCTCTAATGATGCAGTATACATACCTTTTACATACATAATATCCATTAGTTCCGAATAATTAAAATCTTTTTTTCCTTCTTTAATTTGTAAAAATAATTTAGATTTTTGGTAGAGTTCTTCCGAAGATGAAGCATTTAAAACATTGAGAGTTAATAATAATGATATAAAAATATATTTCATAAAAGTCTCCTTTATAAAATAATATCTAAATATATTATAAATTATTCTTTGAC